TCCAGTGAAATAAAGATAGCTCTAGAAACAATAGTTGAAGGACTCAAGTATGACTTCTTAGGCACACAAACCTTAGAGGAGGTTGAGCCAGAAAGGGTGCAATCTATTGCTAAGTCTAAAACCAGCTCTCTGAGTGGGGCTAAGAAAATGATCGATAGGTGGATAGACTCTCCTAACAGGCCTTCAGATACCGTAATTAAGAAACATATTCAAGATGTAGTAGATGCAGCAGATACTTCCCTTGGAATACTAAGGAGAGCATTAAGCCTAAAGATTAATTTTGATAAATTAGAGGCTCATAAGCATGACTCTGCTATTAAGTCAAAGCCTATAGTCTTAGAGGCAATCCTAGATATTGATAAGGAAGCAAGAGAACTTCGAGATAAACTTGAATCCGGAGATCTCAATATGAAGGATAATGATTTTGATTTGGGATATCCAGAGAAGTTTGCTAAAGGAAATTTTGTAGACAGATCTGTTTACTATAAGAAGAGGCTAACTTTAAAGGGAGGGGTCATAATAGACCCGCATAGTACAGAAGGAGAGGAGATAACTATCGATGACCTTTCAATCATTTTACCAAAAAAACCCAAGAAAAAAGACATCCTTTATCACGATCTTAAGAAAGAAGATCAATACTGGAGAAGGCCAGAATTACCTAGGATAACAACCAGTAACGTTGATGAGTACCATGACTTTATTGTAGAGGAATTCCGCAGAAGAATGGAGGGGGTTTGGTTCTATAACAATGGAGTCCCAACTTATTTGACAGGACATCATTATTTTGCTCTCGCATACTGCAAGATGCTTGATGATGGAGGCTTTATGAATTACAGGGAATCACAGAGGGACCTCTTCTATTTTATGGAAGCATGTCTAATTGATAGTAGGTCCCTTGGTCTATTGTTTGGTAAATCAAGGAGAACGGGTTTTACATATTGTGCTGTAGCAGCTCTAGTTAATAGAGCCACTTCAACCTCAAACACAAAGCATGGGCTTATGAGTAAGTCAGGTACCGATGGTGAGGAAGCATTTGCAAAGGAGTCCTATGCATTCCTTAACCTGCCATTCTGGTTCAGGCCAGTGGTAAGAGGAAAACTTGATTCACCAAAAGAGTTATATTTCAGTGCACCGTCCGACAACAGTAAATCCAAGAAAAAGTCTAGAGACATTAATATCTCGGAATACTTAAACACCAGTATGGACTGGAGGAACACTAAGAATGGCAGTTATGACTCTCTTAAGTTAGACACGTATATCCTTGATGAGGTGTTCAAGATAGAATCTCCCAACGATGTAATCACCCACCTTAGTATGGTTGCACCAACCATGATGCCTAATGGTAGAGTGGAGGGTAAAATGTTAGCTGGATCAACTATGGGTATACACTCAAAAGGAGGGGAACAAGGAGTGGAATTAATTACGAGTTCATTTGTAAAGGAAAGGGATCCCAAGACTAAAAAAACTTCTACGGGCTTATACTTCCACTTTCTTCCGGCACAAAATAACATGGAGGAATTTACAGACAAATATGGTAAATGTTGGACTATAAAACCAGACAAAGAAGTCAAGAATGTTTTTGGTGAAGTAATAGAGCAAGGATCAATAGAGTTCCTTAAGGCCATTGAAGCACAGAAAAAGAAGCAGAGTGAGAAAGCATATAATGAGCAGGTGAGGACCCACCCTAGGACCCTAGAGCACATGATGCGAGATGAGTCCACAGAGTGCGTTTTCAATATGGAGAAAATTTTAGAACAAACTGATTATAACCAAACTCTTGCAGAGGATCAAAAATATACAGTTGGTAATTTTGAATGGAAAGATGGAATAATCGACAGTGATGTAGAGTTTCACCCAAGAGCTGACGGTAGATTCAAAGTAAGTTGGTTACCATCAAAAGCAGATGATACTTATGAATTACAGAACAGGGTTAGGGAGACAAACGGTAAATATTTTCCCCTTAACACAAATTGTGTAAGGTTTGGTTGTGACCCTTTTTCATACAAAAGTACACATGGTGAAGGCTCAAAAGGGAGTATACATGGAAAAACTGTAAATTTGCCAGACGGAGGAGCCCCTAGTAATAAATTCATTGTTGAGTATATAGCTAGACCTTCAGATGAAGTAATTTTCTTTGAGGATGTGATAAAATGTATAAGGTTCTACGGAGCACCTATCCTAGTTGAGTCAAACAGGCTTGATTTATTAAGACACATGTACAATAGAGGTTATAGGGGTTTTGCAATGGACCGTTTAGATAGACCTAAGCATAAATTTAATGATAATCAAAAGAAGTTTGGAGGGCAGATGATGAGCGGTCAAGATATCTTAGACTCTCACATAGGGGCAATAGGTACTTGGGTACAGGATTATGTAGGTGTTTATCACGATGAAGAGAAAAGGTTAAGACCCCTAGGAGAAATGGGGGACATGCCGTTTAGAGATACTTTAAACGACTGGTTAAAATTTAACCCTGATAAAAGAACATCTTTTGATGCTACCATATCATCAGGACTTTGTATAATGGCTTGTCAGAAAGAAAAGTATAGAGGTAAGGAGAGAGAAAAAAAGAAAATAGATATTGGAGGACTCGTTAAAAAGTACAACAATAAAGGTAATTTTGGACAACCTATAACTAACAGGTAATGAGTAAAACAAATTTTAAGAACGGGAAGGACTTATTTACAAATAAAGGTTTTCCGGATATTTTAGCACCAGATGAAGTTAAAGCAAAGGACGAGTATGGACTGCACTTTGCTAAGCAAATAGAGTATGAATGGTTCTTTAGACCGGAAAGAGGTGCTTCCTCTTATTATGATAAAAGAAACAAGTACCATAACCTAAGGCTATATGCCAGAGGTGAACAAGATACCAGTATATACAAGAAGCTTTTAGGAGGGGAGGGATCAACTTATACAAACTATGACTGGAGACCTCTCCAGATACTACCTAAGTTTGTAAAACTGATTGTCAATCAAATGTCAGAGAGACTTTTTGATATAAAGGCTGAAGCAGTAGATAAGTTTTCAACTGATTTAAAAGAAACCCACAGAAAGAACCTTGAAAAATTCATGTACTCTAAACCAGTCATGGAGAAAGTTAAGCAAGAATTAGGTGTGGACTTATTACCTAATGATGCCTCAGAATACCCAGATACACAAGAAGAGATAGATCTATTCATGAAACTTAAGTACAAGCCGGCTATCGAGATAGCAACGGAGGAAGCACTTAAGTATACTTTAGATCTTAACGATTATGATGAGACACAAAGCAGGGTTATTGAAGATGTCACTACAATAGGACTTGGTGCTATCAAGCACACAACAGATCCATCTAAAGGGATCACTGTTGATTATGTAGACCCTGCTAACCTAGTGCACTCATATCCTACACACCGTAACTTTAAAGATGTAAACTATTATGGTGAGGTTAAAAGGATGACTATAAATGAGCTTAAGAGAACTTCTAACGGAAAGTTCACCGATGAAGAGATTCAAGGGATAGCAGATACTACAGGAACATGGTCGAGGTACCATGGGAATGAAACCAGTAATAGTAACTTAAGAGAAGATGACATGGGTAATATGATGGTCGATGTACTTCACTTTACTTTTAAGTCAACGAAAACAATCTCTTACAAAAAGAAGCATAACAAGAGTGGAGGATTTAAGATGATCAAAAAGGAAAGCACTTTTGATAAAAAAGACCCTTCTTACAAAGGTTACGAGGTATCCAAAAAAGTAATAGACGTTTGGTACGAAGGATCCTTGGTTCTTGGTACTGAAATGATCTATAACTACAAAATGTGTGAAAACATGATTAGGGAAGATGGGTACTTGAATATTACCCAACCTAATTATATTTTGTATGCACCAGACTTGTACCAGAACAGAACCTTAAGTACAGTTGAAAAAGTTATTCCTTATATCGATGAGATGCAACAAATCCACTTGAAGTTACAACAAATTATAGCTAAGGCAAGGCCGAATGGTATCTACATTGATGTAGCTGGCCTTAACGAAATCTCCATGGGTGAAGGTAATGTGCTTACTCCTCTTGAAGCAATAAAGATATATAATGAAACTGGTAACGTATTAGGGACCACTTCTACAGCAGAAGGGGAATATAATTATGGTAGGGAGCCGATACGAGAATTGAAGAATGGTGTTATAGACGGCCTCGATCGATTAATAGGTGCATATAACCATTATTTAAATTTAGTAAGAGATGCCATTGGTATAGCACAAGGAGCTGATGCAAGTATGCCTCACCCAGATACTTTAGTAGGAGTTCAAGAAATGGTAGCGGTAAATTCTAACACAGCAACCAGACACATCCTTGATGCAGGGCTAAATATGTCAAAAAGGTTAGGTAAGGGACTCTCCTTAAGACTGAAAGATATTTTTGAGTATTCGGACTTAAAGAACACTTATATAAATGCTATTGGTAAAATAAACGTAGAGACACTTAAGGCCATTAAAAAATATCACTTACATGACCTAGGTATTAACATAGAACTTAAACCAGATGCTCAAGAGAGACAGTATCTAGAACAAAATATAAATCAAGCTCTATCCAAGGAAAGTATAACCTTAGATGATGCAATTGACATAAGGGCTTCCTCTAACATAAAACTTGCTAATGAACTTCTTAAGACTAGGAGAATAAGAAGAGAAAAAGACAAGAAACTTAACGAAAAAGAGATGATTAAAGCTCAGGGAGAATCTCAAGCGATGGCATCCGAGAAAGCAGCTCAGGCCAAGCAAATTGAAATTCAAGCTAAGAGTAAGAGTTCTCTAATGGAAATAGAAGCTAAATCTAAAGCTAAGATGATGGAGCTTGAGAAAGAAGCTCAGGTTAAATCGGTACTGATGGAAAAAGAGTTTGGCTACAACATGAAGATTCAAGGAATGCAAGGCGAGGTATCTAGGATGAACTTAAAAGAAAAAGAAGATAGGGAGGACCAAAGACTCGATAGAAATAACTCTCAAAAATCAGAGCTCATAGATCAAAAAACTAGAGACACTAGACCTAAGAACTTTGAGTCTTCTGAAGACAATATTTCAGGATCCGTTGAACTATCAGAGATGGAGCCAAGTTAAAAATTAGTATAGTCTTATTTTATATATATTTGTAACATAATAAATAAAATCTATTAAAATGTCAGGACTAAGCGCAGGTAATTTTAAAAAGAACCTCGGTGTGCAAGCAGGAGAGGAAGCTACACAAACTGAAGAGGCTTTACAGGAACCGGAAGTAACACCGGATCAAAATCAAGAGCCAGCACAAGAGCCAGCACAAGAGCCAGTTCAAGGTGAAGAGCCTGCAGAAACAGAAGTAAATGAAGGTGGGGATGCCGAGCCGGCTGAAGCACCAGAAGATAATACAAGTCCAGAAGGTGGAGAACCATCTGGCAGTTCTTTGAAAGCTGAAAACCTTGATGAAGGTCAAGAAACTACGGAACAGATTGATGATGATGCAGTCTCTAAGTACCTAAGCGAGAAGCTAGGTAGAGAGGTAACCCTCGAAGAGTTAACTGCAGAAAAACCTGATCCTCTAGAATCTGATCCTTACATGAAGGAAGTGTTTGAGTGGAGAAAGAAAACAGGGAGACCTATTGAAGACTTCATTAAGTATCAACAAGATTTTGACAAAGTGTCAGATATGGACGTTGCAAGAGAGTTTCTGCAATTAGAATATCCAGATTCAACACCTAAAGAATTAAACTTGGAACTTAAAAAGTTTATGGAGTCTGAAGATGACTTAGAAGAGGACCTAGAGCAAAAGCAATGGGAGCTTAAAAAGTACGCTACTAAAGGTAGAAAGGAACTTGATAAGCTTAAAGCAGATTTAGGAGAACCTAATCAAAGTTCATTGTCACCTGAGATCAGAGAAAAGGTTGAATTAGCTGACAAAATTAAAAGTCAGGTAGAGACCAACACTAAAGCACAAGAGGATTACTTTAAGGGTATCAAGGACACAGCTAAGTCCGTTGATAAGATGACCTTGAATTTGGGGGAGGACAACAAGATAGACTTTGTTGTATCAGATCAAATCAAAAAGAGTATTCCAGATATGATAGACCAAATGCCTCATTGGAAGAATGAAGATGGGGGCTGGAATCATAAAGCAGTAGTTGAGGATGGTATCAAGATACAAAATTTTGATAAAATGATTCAATTAGCTTTTGAGCAAGGTCAGAACTCTGGGAAGGATAGTTTAATCCGTGAGACTAAGAATACAAATCTTAGTGACACAGGAAGTAACGCTCAGCCATCTAAGCCTACAAATAAACCTATTTATGAAAATGAAGGCAAGAAAAAAGAATTAAAAGTAGGATTCAAAAAGAGAAAATAACAACGTAATATAAAAACAAGATGGCACTAAATAACACACCAACTTTTTCAGTTGACCCTAGTTCTACTAAAGTAGCAACTAAAAATAACTATGTATCAAAATTTGACTATACCAGTCAATACGATGTAGACACACACGAGGAAATGGCAAACATTTTCGGTAACAGATCCGTAACAGGTATGTTGTACATGTTAGGAGCAGAATCGGCAATGGCCTCAGATAAGTTTATTTGGACAGAGGAAGGAAGACTCCACACTGTTTACAAAGATGTTACCAGAGCTGGTAATGTGTTCACAAAAGCAAATCACGTATTCAGAATTGGTGAAACAGTACACCTTTCTTCTGGAGCATCTAAGAGACGTGGTATTATTACTGCAGCAGATGCTAACACTTTCACAGTGGCAGCTTACAAGAATGCAGGTTTCACAGGATTAGCGACTACAGGGATTGTAGCGTTCATTGATGGCTCAGAGTTTAGAAAAGGAACTGGGGGTATGAAAGG